ACTACTACCGAAAAGCGTTTCTCGGCCATCATCTTATGGATGGCGAGCTGCGGCTCTCTAGGAGCGTAGGGAATTATGATTTCTCGCTTGCCCATGAGACAACCATCTGCATCGGCGCACCATCAGCGCCAGTAACCTCCAGGCGGTCGTTCTCCCGCCACTGTGCCCGAGTCTTGAGCCAGAAGATCGCTGCCGTGGTGTTTCCGTTCTTGGCTTGCTGATACAGAGTCTGCGCCACAGAAGCATTAGCTTCAATCCGGCCCTCGTCCAGTTCTTTCCTGTAATGCTTTCGAAGGGTGTCGTCGGTGATTTCCAGCTTGGAAGCGATGTCCTCATGCCTAGTGCCTACCGCACTCAGCATCTTTACGACCTTTCGGTTTTCATCATTTGGCTTATGGGCTACGCCTTGCCCTGAAGTCTTATGCATTTTGTAATCCCGAAAGTTCCGTAAGCTCGCTATAGGTTTGGCCTGTTGCCTCTAGTGTTGCTTGCTTGCCTGTGAAGTCTTGCCAGCGTTTTACTATGACATCGCAATACTTTGGGTCAAGCTCCATCAATCTAGCGATGCGTCCGTTCTTCTCTGCTGCGATTAGGGTTGACCCTGAGCCGCCGAACAGGTCAACGATGATCCGGCCATCGGCGCAATACCTATCGAAGCACCACTCGGCAAGGGCTATCGGTTTTTGCGTTGGATGCACCCTGGCCTTGCCGTGCTCGGATGCCTTAACCATCCCGTGCCACATATGCCTAAAGACATCGACACGAACCCCTGCATTTACGAATGCAAGCTCTGCGCCAGAGAATGTGTCGCCTTCTCGTTGCTTATCCCAAACGATCCAACCGTGCCCGTCAGGAAGTGCGCTCGGGTAATAGTTAGCGCCCCAGAAGATCGTCACAGCGTCGGGCCACTCGTTGCGACATAGAGCGAACGCGTCAATAGCGACAGAGACATCCTCGTCGCCCATGATCTGCCCAAAATCGTTCCCCTTTACCCCATTAGCTGTAATGCCTTTGCCGCTGTGCGCGATTCCATACGGAGGATCGGTGAACACCATGTCGGCCTTCTGACCGGCCATCAGCTTATCCACAGCATCAATGCTCGTGGAGTCCCCGCACATAAGCCGATGGTTGCCCATCACCCAGATATCCCCATGTTTAGTAACAGCCTGCTCTTGAACCTCTGGGGCTTCGTCCTCGTCCGTAAGTCCTGCGGTGGGTTCAATCTTATTTAGGAGAGCGTCAATCTCTTCTGAGTCAAAACCCAGGCTCTCAAGGTTAATTCCTAAGTCCTTCAGCTCTTCCAGCTCTGTGGATAAGAGTTCGACCTCCCAACCAGAGTTAAGAGCGATCCTGTTGTCTGCCAGGATATAAGCCTTCCGCTGAGTCTCTGAGAGATGCTCTAGACGGATGCAGGGTACTTCAGTGAGGTTTAACTTTCTCGCTGCTGCCACTCGGCCATGACCAGCGATGATCCCGTTGTCCTTGTCGATCAGGATGGGATTGGTGAAGCCGAATTCCTTGATGGAACCTGCGATCTGGGCGATCTGGGCTTCTGAGTGTGTTCTGGCGTTCCTCGCGTATGGAATGAGCGAGTTAATGTCCAGCGTTTCGATTTGAGGTTTCAATCCGATTCCTTTCGGGCCATCGGTAGTTAATCTAACTTACCACTTTACCTTATTTGCCCAGTAAGCGGCGCTCATCTTTCCTTTTTGGATGTTCTCGGCGTGGCGGGCTTTGAAGGACTCCCTTCGCTTCCTGTCGGCTTCTGACTCGCCTTCCTTCTTCGGGCTTCCGCTTACACCCTGCTGACCAAAGCGGATCAGCTTGACCTCATCCCCACTCTTTGCCAGGACTGCATGGCTCTTAGTGGGATGGCCTGGTGTCCGCTTGGGCTTGTTGTAGCCCTGGAAAGACTCTTTGCCGCGCTTAATCATTTCTTTGCAGTCTTAGCAGCGGCTTTGAAAGCAGCGGCAGTCGGGGCACCCTTCGTTCCGGGCTTCCTCATGCGCTCAGGAGTCTTGCCTGCGGCCTTTTGCTTTTCGATCCGCTCACGCTTGGCGTGGATGTTTGCGTACAGGCCTTTCATTTCTTCTTCCTTTTGGCTTCGGAAAGAGCAATGGCGATTGCCTGCTTCGGATTGGTGACCTTCTGGCCTGAGCTGCTCTTGAGCTTGCCCTTGCCGTACTCAGTCATCACCTTCGAGATCTTCTTCTCCGCTTTCGTTTTCATACTCGCCCTTTCTGGCTTCGTATTTAGCGATTGCAAGCATCTGCTTGCGCTTGTCAGTCATCTTGGTGATCGGGCCACCCGTCAGCCAGGCTGAACAGGTCCGGTCTGCTGCACACTTGAATTCGAAGAGTTCGCAATATCCCAGGTCTGCCGAGTCCACCACCTCCGGTGCGTAGGTCTCGTCATCGGATTCCTCTTTCTGAATCCCGCCAATGATGCACCCCATCATCTCAGGCGTTTGAATGAAGGCCGAACAGTTCCCGCAGCGCATTGTCTTTGCATTGTCTGGAGAGGTGTTCCATTCCTCTGCTCGCTCTGCCCAGAACTCCTCGTTGTCCAGCTCGGGATTTGCAGGCCCGTAGCCGTACTCCTCGAAAGCGTGATTGCGGTTCTCGAGGTTTACATGGATGTCCTGGGTGGCGATGGGGCACTTCATTTCTTCTTGACCTTCTGCATCTCGATGGCCTCGTACCCCTTGCCAAACTCATCAGCCATCTTGTAGGCCTTCATTGGTTTGGTCTCGTGGTACTTGCGCTTGTTGCGGTTGAGATACTCCTGCATCTCTTTGGCTTTGGCTTTGGTGAACATGAGTGCTCCAAAAAATAGGGGCCGAAGCCCCAACCCGACAACTGCGATGAAGGGTATCAGAATTCTATATCGGGAACAGGAATGTCAATAGGCCATTTTCCCTGCCTCTGAAGCTCTTGGACCGTCCGCTTATGAGCAGCAAGCCACTTCTGCTTTCGCTCGTCCTTGGTCAGTTTGTTTCCCTGGTCGATCTCCCAGTGGCACTTGAGGCATAAGGCAGCGATGTGGGTGTCGCAAGCCTTGATTCCCTTTCCCTTCCCGCCTGACCAGTTCGAGTGTGCGGCTTGGGAGTTCTCATGCCCACAGCATTGACACTGCAGCCCCGCCACGGCTTTAAGGAGTGCTTGGCTTCGGATGTAAGTTTGCTTGGGGATCATTCTGTGGCCCTTACTTGCATTCGTGCGGAGGCTTCCTCTGACCTCCAGATGTCTACCCTCATCCTTGCAGCCTCCAGCTTCCACTTCAGCTCTTCCTCAATCTCTATGGCTTCCTGCAGGCCTTTGAGGAGTTCTTGGTACTCCGGGTGTGCATAAGCCTCTCGCTCTTGAGCATTGGCGGCTTCGTACTTCGCCATTGCGTCTTTCATTAGCAGGGCTTTCTTCGTCTTTCTGAACTCCTCTAAAAAAACCCTTTGTGCTTTGGCTTTGGAGTAATCCCCTGCGTTTCTAATAATGAAGTCCACCGCTGCGTTTGCGTTCATATTTGCACCACACAAATATCTATTCCAGGAACCAACGAATAAACCTTTTTTGCAGATAACCGAACCACTTGAATATCGTCTTTATATACTATTCCATTCATAGAATCCAACACCGCCTTGACCGAGTTATCTATATCCGGGCGTTTTGTAGGGAATTCTTCATTCATCAAGCAGGCCTCTCTGCGGCGTTTGGAGAACGAGGCGGGCACGGAGCACCGAATGTAGAGATCAACGCTCACAGGCCCTTCTAGGGGCTTTGCTGACCCCATTGCGCGCTGTGCCCAGGCCTTGATCGTGGCTTCGTAGGTCTTGGTCTTCTGATCGGTGTAGGTGGTGACGAAGTTCCCAGCCCGTCTGAACCGGGGTCGTCCTTTGCCTTGAGGTGGGCCTTCAACGGTGAATACTACGAAGCTCATTCATTTTTCTCCGTAATTGCTCGGCTGAATCTTTGCCCCGTCTTTTCTCGATATTAGATATTGTGTTTCCCCACCACCCCGATGCTGCTTCGAGGCCCTTCGTGGCTTTGATGTCGTTGAACATCCGAATCCATTCCCGTGCCTCGCATTCCATCCTCCAGGTCTCCTGTGAGGTATAGGGCATGGGTGATGAGTTCTGTGGAGTGGTTGGTTCCATCTTTGACCTCATTCAGAAGTTTGTGGGCTTCAAAGTAGTTCACTCAATTCTCTCCATGCGGTTGCAGCACACAAGGGGACTTGCCCATTTCCAAGGGCCGCAAGCTCGTCCATCCGAGAGGCCACCCCATCAACCAAGCCACCCATTCCGGGTTCAATCTCGCGGGAGGTTTGCTCGGGTTCTCTGCGCCACCACTTCTCGTCCACACAACCGATGGAAGATCGGAATCCCCCTTCCATCCCTTGCTTGGCCTCCTGGCCGCTGCGTCCGATTTCACGGGAGTGGGCCACAATCCAGATCCGGTCTCTCTGATGCGGCGCGCCGACATCTGCTGCTCCCAGCACTCCCCATCGCGCATCAAACCCCAGCTCGGCCAAGTCTCCGAGAACGGTTCCAAGTCCCCGAGAAGTGAGCATTGGTGAGTTCTCCACAAAGACGAATCGTGGTCGTACTTCACGAATGACCCGTGCCATTTCTCGCCACATTCCGCTTCGCTCGCCATCAATTCCTGCGCCTTTTCCTGCTGCTGAAATGTCCTGGCATGGAAAGCCTCCCGAAACGACATCAACAATGCCTCGCCACGGTCTGCCGTCAAAGGTTTGAATGTCATCCCAAATCGGGAAAGGCGGGAGAAGTCCGTCATTTTGTCGGGCGGCAAGTACGCAAGCTGCGTATGGCTCCCACTCAACTGCACAGACGGTTTGCCATCCAAGGAGCTTTCCTCCAAGGATTCCACCTCCTGCTCCTGCGAAGAGTGCAAGCTCTCGTAAAGGGCTTTTGATATCAACCACATTACCGCCTCAGAATTGTTTGGAGTTGCTGACGAATCTCAAGCGGGATCTGCTCTCGCTTCTTACGGTCCTCGTCCAACTTAACCAGCGCAGGATCTCGCTCAGGACGGCTTGGGACGGTGAGCTGTGTTCCGGGCTTCATCTTTTGATTCCGAACCCAGTTGCGCCAGGTCGCATCCCAGTCCAACTTCACGCCCTTCTGACCCGCTTGGGCGATCCAGTAGTCCTTGAAGGAAGCAAACACCTCTTTCGCGTTTAGATCTGGCCTCTCGTCTTTGCAGAAGCTCCACCACTCCGGAGTGAGATAAGCCTGTGGATCAAAGCGCGTTCCGCGCTTAACCTTTGGTTTATGGTTAGTGGTTAGTGGTTGTTGGTTAGTGGTTAGTTGAACATCAGTTGCACACTCGTTCAACACCTGTTCAACACCTGTTGAACTGTTGTTCTTCCTGCGTTCAGCAGATGCTCTACCGGCGTTGGACTTTTTCTCCAAAAACGCTCGGTATTCAGCGATCTCTTGGTCACATCTCGTTTGATGCCAGCCATCTTCTTCAAGTGTGAAAAAGCTGTGGAGAAGTAGCTCGACTTCTTCCTGACTGATCCCAAGTTGAAACGCTAGGACCTTCGGGTTGTTTTGCAGCGGTTTTTCGCTGTCGTAGTACATCCAGAGCAGCCGAAGATAGGCCATTGCCTGGGCATCAGAAAGGCGCGAGGTGGCCTTGATGAAGTCACCGATGTGGTGCTGGTAGTAATGCATCTCAACTCCAACATCCCCCTAAAGGAAACCAACGGCAGGCGGGAGGAGTTCGCTTTTCGGGAGGCTCATGACTTCCTCCCTAGCCGGGTTTCGCAACACTTTACATCAGTTGCAAGTGGTCGTGCAAGTCCTGTACGGCTCTTGGCCGTGGCAGCAGGTCGTGCAAGTAATGATCTTGCCGTTGACGATCATTGTGTGAGTCGTGCAAGCAGCATGGGCATTCGCCCCCAGAAGAAGCAGGGAGCAGATCACAGCGAGTTTTTTCATTCTTTCACCTCAAACCATTCAGGACGCAGCTCTTTGAGTTGGAGAAGCCGAAGCTGCGGGACGGCCTTCCATTGGTAGATAGCAGGTGGTTTGATCCCTAG